CGGCGCCGGGCCGGCGATGGTGGCCACGGTCGGAACGCCCAGCGCGCCTTTGAGCCAGTAGCCGATCTGCAGGAGATCGAGCGGCACGGAAATCGTCCCGTCCGCATCTTCGACGCCGGGCGCCGCCGGACGGGCGTCAGTGACGTTGGCATAACCGGCCTGCCCGAGAACATCGTCATCATCCAGCGGGTTTTTCTTATTGAACGTCGATTTGTAGGCGTTCAGCTCAAAGAAAGCGGCCGTAGCCGCCGTCTGCAGGCTGGCCTGGTCGGCCAGTCGGTGGGCGGTTGTACGGCCGCGCGCAAGGTTCGTCGTCGCCATGACTCAATCCTCCAAGATGATGTGGGCAGGGGCCGACATGGACACCTCTGCATCGGTTGCCGGGGCCGCGTCGCCGGCGTCGATCCAAGGCTGGACACGCGCCGGCGTCGCTTGAACGACCTTGCCGTCCCGCCCAACGTTGGCGATCGGGCGCAGCAGCTTGACCCAGACCCGCGCGGTCGTGGCCGGCTGCAGGCTCGCTAGGTTATCGGCGATCAGCGCTTGCGCGGCGGCTGTCGGGAGCGGCGTCGCGGTCCCGGTGGCGTTTAGCACGACGGTTTCGGTCGCCGGCGCGGCTGCGGCCGGTATCGGGGTATCCATGGTCAGTCTCCGGGTTCAGCCCGCCGCCGAGGCGGCCACATAGGTGATGTTGACGGCGATGAGCGCGATGCTGAGGTCCGGCGCATCGACCAAGGGCGAGTCGTCGTCTTCTGTCGTCTCGCCGAGCTCGGCCCAGACCTGTGGGTCGCCTGTCCCGATGGTGCGATCGGCGGCGAGCGCCTGTTCCAGCGCGGGGACGGCCATATCCCTGCGCGCGGCGCGCGCATTGGGGTCTGCGCCCTGGACGGCGTAGCCGACGACACAGTCGCGCACGCCTTCCCACTGGTTTTCCGGACCGCTGTCGATGGTCACGGCGAACTTGCCCGACAGGATGTTGGCGCAGTCCTGTGTGCCGTTCTCCAGGTCGCGGAAGCCCTCAAATCCGGCCAGATCGACGCCGACCGTGGGCGGAAACACCGCATCGATGCCGACCAGGACCGCCTGAAGCGCGGTGACGATATCTTTGCGCCGCAGCGTCATCATCGGTCCTCTGGCGCGAGATGGCGGCTGATCCCGCTCTCGAAATCGGCCTCGAAATCGGCGTCGAACTTGGTCAGCAAGGCGCGCCCCTGGATGCGGCGCTTCAATGTCGCGGCGCGCGTCAGGACAAACAGCACAGTGTCATCGCCGCGCTTCATGCGGCGCAGGCGATCGTTGATCTTTTGGCCTGGCGCGACAAGAACGCCGGACCCAAGGCGGCGGTCGATATATGCTTCTAGCTTGGGCACGCCCAAAGCGGCGGCGACCCGCTCGACCGTATCGGCCTCTTGAACGAACTTGCCGTCGTCATCGCGCGATCGGTTCGACGCTTGGTTCATGCGCCGCACGATGGCCTTGGCCGGGCCGACGGGCACGGCCAGGAACTGACGGTTCAGAACCGTGATGGTGACGCCCAAGGTGAAGGCGTCAAGGATCGTGCTGGCGCGGTTGAAAATGAAGGCCGCCGGCTCGATGGAGAAGGCGCCGTTAGGGTAGACGCGGCCCTGCCACGTCTTGGACAGCTTGACGCCGTTATAGAAGCCGCCGGCTGCGATATCGGCGCGCAATACGCCGACATTCTTATTCAGGACGTCCTTCATGGCGCCGGTGTGCGCCAGCGCCATGCTCCGCTCGGCGGCATCGGCTTCGACGCGTAAGCGCTTCGCCGTCGCGGTCCCGGCGTCGCCGGCGACGCCGTTGAGGCCAAAGGTTGTGCGGATGCCTGAGCCCATCAGGCGCAGACCAAAGTCCACTCAGTGCGCCGCGAGTCGTCGGCGCTGGGCGGATCGACGACGGTCAGCATGGGCGAGCCGGCGGACTGCAGCTGGACCTTGTCGCCCTTCTTGGGCGAAAGACCGGGCGCCGCGACGGCGAGTTCGCTCACGCGCACCCGGAAAACGTTTCGGCTGAGATTGGTCTTACCCAGGCCGCCGATCACGCCGATCTTGTCGCCTTGATCGGCCAGCAACGTGACAGGGTAGGGCTCGCCTCCGCTTGGGGTCCACCAGGCCGGAAGGCCCAAATTCTCATAGATGACGGCCTGCATGGCCGCGAGCTCGTCAGCGAACGCCATGCCCAGCCTCCGAAAATGAGGGCCGCCGTCAGGCGGCCCTCAAGGCTTCCAGGGAGGAAGATCAGGCGCCTTGGTTTTCCGGCGCCGGGACGTCCGCCGGGATGTTCCACACGTTTCCGGTGGCGTAGCCGCCCGTGTAGAGCACCTGCGGGCGGGTGCAGAGGTTGACGGGGTTGGACTGCGCCTCCAGCTCGATATGGCGCTGGCCCGTGGGGTCGAGATTGGCCAGCGTATACTTGGGCAGGCCGATCGTGTTCACCGCGCCGAAATAGTCCGCTGGCGCAAACCGGGTGATGAAGAGATCAGGCACACCCAGCGGCACGAACTGCACCTCGTCTTCGGCGATGGCGACTTCGCCCCAGCCGCGATAGTTCTCGAAGAGCACGCCGGCGAAGGTGAAGGCTTCGAGGGGATCGCCCTCGCGAAGCTCGGCGGCTTGCACCTGAGCGAGATACGTCCCGCGCACTTCGGGGTGGTTGCTCATCTTATCGAAGAACTGATCGCCGCAGAGCGCCCAATAGCCGCGGGGTCCGGCGCCGCCGACGGCCGCGCGGATGTCGCGCTTGATCTGCGTCACCGTCGCCCGGACGACGCCCGACGACGATTGATTGTCGAACGGCGCGTCGAAGTAGAAGGGCACGGTGGCCGGCTGGGCGACGCCGAAGTCGGAGAAGAGGTTGAAGATGGTCGAACCATCGGCGTCCAGCACGATGCCCTGGATCGCGCCGAGCCGGTGATATTCGAGCGTCACGTCCAGGTTGGTGGACATGCGCAGCAGCTTCTCGTCCCGCTTGTCGGCGATGGACTGCAACGCGTCGTTGGACCCGAAGGCGCGGACGTTTTGAATTTCGTCGGCGCGCAGCATGTCATTGGTGATCAGGTGCGGGGCGATGAAGGGGATCGCCTTGCGCTTGTCGTTGACATTGGGCTGAGGCGGCGCGCCGCGGGGGCGATTGGCGATCAGCTGCAAGGTCTGGCCGTACTTCTCGATCGACAGAGTCGTGGTCGAGATGCCGGCTTCGGAAAACAACCCCATGCTGCTGATACGGTCGGGAATATAGGGCTGTTCGTTGATCGACGCCGTGAGGGTCTGCAGAGAGAACATATCGGAGTTGAAAACGTCGGCGAGTAATCCGGTCATGGCCGTTCAGTCCTTTGACTTGGCGGCCATGCCGCCGTTGGGGGAAGAGGGTGAGAAAAGGACCCGCTTAGGCGCGGGCGATGATGCCGAGCTTGGCGAGCGACGCGATGGCGGCGGCCTGTTGGCCGGCGTTGAGGCCGACCGCGAACTGCAGCATGGCCGTCTTGACCTCGGCGTCGCGGGTGATCGCCGTCTGACGCATGGTCTGACCGGCGGCCGTGACGGCGGCGGCGTACAGGACGCCGCCCACGTGCTGCGAGCCGTCCAGCGCATTGGGATTCCAGGCGACGGCGTTACCGTCGCCGGCAGCTGCCGTGACGACGAGATCGATCTCGTCGCCTTCCGCGAAGGCCGTGGCGCCCGCGGCGATCGTGAAGGAGACTGCGCCGTTGTAGGCGAGGCCGGTCTGACCTTCGCCATCCAACACCGCATCGCCCATGAGATCGGGCCGGAAAACCTGGAAATGGGTCGGATCGGTGAAAACCGCGCGGTACTTGCCCGGCGTGACGCCTGCGGCGGGCGCGACGGGGGTCAGGACGCCGTTGCCGGTGTTGCCGACCTTAGGCGTGACCGTGTCGGACAGGGCGCCGACCGTGACGAAGCCGATGACGGCGCCCGGCGACAGGTTTTGGTTTTGATCCACCGTTACCTGGTCGCGGGAGCGATAGCCGGGCGCTTCGGCGAGGAGGAATTCAGACGCATAGACGCGTTCGTTAAGTATCGGCATGGCCGTTCAGTCCTTTGACTTGGCGGTCATGCCGCCGATGTGGATGGAATTCGGGCTTCCGAACCTTCGTGGGTTAAAGGCGGAGGCTGTGACGACCCTCCGGGGCAGCCCCCACGGCGATACGATCAGGTTCGGCGGATACGGTCCGCCCGTGGACACCGGTTCATGCGGCGGCCCAATAGGTTCAGCCGGTGGTGAAGCGCCCCTGGCCCATGGCCTTGGCGCGGGCGGCGTAATAGCCCCGCGCATCGATCTTTTTGGCCCCACCCTTGGTCGGCGCAGCGTCGGCGCGAAGGCGCGGCGCGCCGGCCATGACGCTATCGAGGCGCGAGCCCTGGGCTTGTACGCCGGCCGTTGCGCAGGCGGCCTGGAATTGGGCCAGCGTCATCCCCGACTTGATGGCGGCCAGCGCCATTTTGGGATTGGCTTCGGCTTCGGGGCTGGCGGAGATTTGCGCCGCGGCGTCCATGTCGTTTTCCGTGTCGTCGGGTTGCGCGTCATTTACGGCGCCGGTTCCGGCGCAGGTCGCGCAGGTGCTGCCGTCGCCGTTCTTGCCCGATCCGTGACAGCTCGGGCATTCGTCGTCGGCGGGGGTGACGCCAGAGGCGTCTTCGGCCCTTGCCGGCGCGCGCGCGGCGGATTGCGGGTTGGTTTGGGCCGCTTTTGGCCCCCTGGGCTTGAGACCGAAAGCCATGGCTTGCTCCTGTGGTTGGGTTTGGGCCGCGCGGCTCCCGGTCGCGGCGGCTGAGGGCTGAAATCCGGGTTGGGGAGCGGATGAAGAGGCCGAAATCCGGTCCAGGAGCCGCTGAAACGACGCCTGTTCGGTTTCGATGGAGTCCACCAGGCCAAGCGCCAGGCCCGAACGGGTCGGATCGTCATGCTGCGCCATGAAGATGCGAGCTTGAGTATCCAGCGCGGCTTGCGTGCTCAAAATCGGGCGGCCGGCGTGGACATCGGCGACGAAAGTTCTGCCGCACTGGTCGATTTCGGCCTGAAGGTCCGCCTGGGCGTCGGGAGTGAGCTTGTCCCACCAGGCGCCGGCCGTCTTCTGCGAGCCGAACTGGATCGCCGTAATGGCGACGCCGGTCTTGGCCAGGGCTTCGGACCAATCCTCATGAATGATGACCGCGCCGATCGAGCTGACCAGGCCGACCGCGCTCGCGGAGATCCAGTCGCCTTGCGCCGTGATCCAGTATCCGCCGCTCAACGCCATATCGACGTAAACGTGGATCGGCTTGCCGCCAGCCGACGCGCGCGCCGCGCGCATGAAGGCGGCCAAGGTCAGCAAGCCCTGATCGACGACGCCGCCGGGCGAGTTCATCCGGACCCAAAGACCGCCGACGCGGCTGTCGGCCAGCGCCTCCTCCATGCCGGCCAGGATCGTGTCATAGCCGTGGTAGAACTGGCCGCAGTAATATTCGCCCTTGGCCGAGATCGCGCCGTCGATCTCCATCAACGCGGCGCCTTCGTACAGCGTCCATGCGAACCCCTCGTCTTGCGGGTCGCCATAGGCTTGCTGCGCCCAGAGCGGGCAATAGGCGGACGGACGATCCGGCTCGATTTCGTCGCCGCCATCGTCGTGCATGGCCACGGGACGGCTGCGACCCAGGCCGATCTTGCGCAGCACGGCCGCCATGCGACCTTCCGTGTGCATGCCCCGCGGATCGCCAAGGGCGATGTGCTGTAGGAGCGCACGGGCGGCCGTGGGCTCAATCAGCAGGGGGCGGCGCGCATATCGCGTCGCGAGATTGGCTGCGTTCGGCATGATGTTTCCCGAAATGTGCGCGATGCGGCTATGGGCGGCTGCGGTCCAGGCCTTCACGGACCTCTGAGATCGTCAGGTCGCCGGGTAGGTCTTCGAAGAAGATCGCCAGTTGGCGGCGCAGCCGTGAGACGGCGGCGGGCGAAGCGGTTTGGCTTTCGCCGAACTCCGTGCTGCGACCCACGCCGGCGGCGGACTGCAGCGCTTCTTCGAAATCGTCCTCGTCCATCTAAGCAGCCTCCGCAAACGCGCGGTAGGCGGAGCTGAGACGCTGCAGAACCGATCCTTTGCGGGCCAGCCGAGCCGCAGCCGGGCGTTGATCTTCCGGCGCGGCCTGGCCTTCGTCATTGGACGGATCGGGCGCGGTCTTGGCCGGGTTTTTGGTGTCCTGGATCGACTGCGCGTCCGCGTCGGCGGCGTCCTGGAGGCCCAGCTCTTTTGCGTAGGCGTTCTCGATCGCCTGTTCTTCGTAGATTTCTTCCCAATCCTGGCCCTGAGACGCGTTCTCGATCTGCGCGGTGGACGTCTTGGCTTCCATGCGCGCGGCGGAGGCTAGGGCTTCCTTGACGGGGTCGATGACGCCGCGTCCCGGGCCGATCCAACGGGCGTTGGCGTAGGCATCGGGGGCGTCCCAGAAGGAAGGAGCGCCTTTTGGAGCGACGATGTAGCCGCGATCGAAAGCCTCTTCGAGCCAGGCGACGAAGAAGGGTTTGACAAGTTGCGCCTCCAGCAACGCCATCAGGACCTGGGTTTCGGCCCAGGAATGGATCAAGGCCGCGCGCGCAGACGAATAGTTCGTCTGCGAATAGTCCATCGACAATTCTTCGTAGGTCACGCCCAGAGACGAGGCGATCATGCGGATGATCGACCGTGTGAAGCTATCGAAGGAATCGACCTCGCGCTGCGCGGTCGCCATCTTCAATTCATCGCCGTACTTGAGGACGGTGGCGCGCACATCGTCGCCGGCGATGACCGGGTTTTCTTCGTAGTAGTCTTCGCGGGCCTCGTTGAACTCGCGAAGTTTGTCAGGGCTGAGATTGTCGGTGATCGCCTCCGGTCCCGCCGACGACTGCACGAACATGACGTGCAGGGCGTTGACGAAGGCGTTCTGGATCGTGGCGTCCGTGAACTTGGACAGCGACCGCAGCGATTTCAGGACGGTGACGAAGCGGCTTATGCCGCGGGTCTGTTCAGCGCGCTCGGCTTCGAAAGCGTGGAGGACCTGCGGGCGGGCATGGTTGTCGTTCGTGGCGATCCACTTGGTCCAGCCCGTCCACTGCATCAGGCCTTGCGAACCGTAGTCGGCCGGATGGTGCTGGCGAATCCAGTAACGGAACGGGACGCCCGCGGCGTTGTGCTCGACGCCGGCGCGGAAAACGTCGTCGTTCGTGGCGCCGTCGGGGTTGGACAGCCGGTCAGGATCGACGAGACGAAGACGTGTCTTATAGCGGGTGTTTTCGTCCTCCGCCCACTCCACAAGCCCAAGGGCCTCGCCATCGCCCATGACCTGGTGAGCGGCCAGCCGCAGTTGCTGGTCAAAGGTCATCTTGCGTTCGGCGTCGCTCAAGAAGGCGTAGCCGTTGGCGTACTGATGCCATTCGCGCTGGATCATCGACCCGAGTTCGCGGGCCTGCTCTGGCGTAATGCCGAGCGCCTTGGCCATGGGGCGCGAGGACAACCGCCAGCCCTTGCCGACGGCGGAGTTGACGCGGCGGTTCTTGGCGGCGTTGGCGGTCGGGTGGTTGCGGATTTCGCCCCGGACGCGGGCGATGGAGAAATCCCGCACGCCCAGCCATTCGCGGTCGGGCGACTGGATCGATCCATGCCAACGCCGAAACCAGGTCCCGCGTGTGTTGGCGGCCTCATAAGGCTGATCGAGCGGGCCTTGGGTCTCAACGGATGTGGCCTGGCGTGTCAGGTTATCCCAGACCAGTTCGCCTTGCTGGCGCGCGGTCAACCCCTGTGCGTCGCGCATCTCAGGCCGCCCACGTAATCGCCCGCCCACGACGGCGGGTTTGCGGACATGCGCCACAGGCGCCCAGGGTTGCGGCGGCGGTTTCAAGATTGGAGATTTCGCCGTCCAGGCGGTTCAGGTCGGCCTTGGAGTAGGACTGGCGCTGGCCGTTGAACTCAAATTCCGCCGTGGACTGCCCCGAAATCAGCTTGGCGCGCGCCGTCTGAAAGCTTTGGAGCTGCGCCATGTGGGAGGAACACAGGGACATCAGCGCTTCCTCCTGCTGGTAAACCAACCCGTCGTTTGGGCTGGCGGGGCGGCAGACGGCACGACGGTTTGGGCCATCGGCGCGGCGGCGGCGGCGTCTTCGGTCGGCGTGGACGCATCGTCGGCTGTCGGCAGAGGCGTGCGCGCGGCGCTCGCGTGCGGCGGCCTATCCCACAGCGCTTCGAGGCCCAGGGTTGACGCCTGACGCCGGCGCCCAAGCTCGATCCAGTCCGGCTCTGCGCCCGGGACGCCGATGCCCATGGATCGGGCGATGGCCGTGGCGTAGACCCAAAGGTCCATTTCTTCGTTGCGGCGACGAACCCGGACCCAGGTTTCAGCCTTGACCACGCCCGTCTTGCGGTCCTGAACCTCGACCAGCGCTTCGCCGGTCAGCTCTTCGAAAAAGTCCCGGTCGATCCACTTTGGCCAGTGCGACTTGCCGGCCTGGCGCGCAGCCATGTCGCCGCTTAGTCCCGCCGGAATGGCCTCATTGAGCAGGGCGCGCTTGAGGTCCCATGTTCCGACCCGCCATGTGCGGCAATAGACCAGCGTCCCGTCATCGCCCTGGAGGCGCTGTTTCGCTCCGCGGCGAAGCGGCATGAGCCCCCAACCTTCCGCACCGTCGAGCGCCTTCACGTGGGCGTAGCGATTGCAGAAGGCGTAGACGTGAAAGGTCCCGAAACCGCTGTCTATGCCCCACGACACGCTGCACCGGCCGCCATCGGCATGCGGATAATCCCGCACGACCAATTCCGCCATGGCCGTCCAAAGCCGAGTCTCGGAGGGCGAGCCGTCGATTCGTCCGCGGTCCACGACCCAATGTTCGCTGTTCGGCCCGAAGGCATAGACCGTCCACTGCGCCCAATCGCCGTTGATATCGACGGCGCCGACGACGACTTCCGCGCCGCTCGGGACCACACCCTTGACCAGCCGTGCGTCTCGACGCTCCAGAAGCTCGTCCAGATCGGCCTTCGCCATGGTGACTTCGTAGGCGCGGCCAAGGATTTGCTGGGAAAAGGCGATTTTCTCGGCCTCGTTCCATTTCTCAGCCTTGCGCCACTCGGCGGCGATATAGCTCCAGTCGACGGCCGGCGAGACAACTTGCCAAGCATGCCGACTGCGGGCGCGACCTTCGCTAGAGCGATCAGCCCAACGCTCCAGATCAGCCACCGGAATATACCAAGGTGGCGGCGGGTTCGCCTCCGAGCTGGACTTGAAGGTCTTCAGCCAGCGGCAGCGACGGACCATCTCAGCCTTATGGCGATGGTCGATCTCCGCGCCACAGCCAGGGCAATTGAAGTGCGGGCGCTCGCCCTCCCCCATGCCCTGCATTTGCTCGAAGTCCAGGCGCAGCCACACGCCGTTAGGGCGGTCGCTACAGTGAGGACACGGGTGATAGAGGCGGCGCTGATCGCCTGCCTCGAAATCCTCAGTGACGGGACAGCCCGTCAGGCGACCTGGCTGTCCATCCTCGCCGTTCTCAGAGCGCGTGACGATACCCGGCGTCGAGTTGTGGTAGGTCTTAGCGCCCGCCATCTCCCACTGCAGCTGGCGCTTGCGGAGCTGAGATCGCGGGTCCCCACGGTCGCCGACTTCACGTTCCCAGTTCGGCGTCTCCTCCATCACGACGAGGCAGAAGGTGACCATCTGCAGCGCCTTGGGCGAACCCGTCGCCAGCAGAACGCCCGTCCCGCCAGTGAAGCGCTTAAACGTGTTTGTCGAGCCGCGCTCGTCTCTGGACGTCATGGGCCGCACCTTGCGGCGAAGCTCCGGCGTGGCGTCCACGATCGGTTGCCATTTGAGGTTGTTGTACTTCAACACCTCATCACCGGACGGAAGACCGACCGCCCATGGCCGCGGAACGACTGACGAGTAGTAGTAGGTCGCGATTTGACCGACCATGGTCTTGGCGATCTGCGCGGACCCGACAAACGTCTCATCCCTGCCTGGATCGTCGGGATGGAGACCGTCCAGCGGCTCGATCAGAAATTCGTAACCTTCGAACGAAAGCTTGCCCGTCCGAACCGAGCCCGTTTCGCCGGGGATTTCCAGGCAGGTCGCCCATTGGCTGAGGCGCTGTTCCGGCGTGGGCGTGACGGCGGTCGCCAAGGCCATGAGAAGGGCAGCGCATTGCGCCGCGACCTCCGCCGCGGTGAAGACGGCCATTGCTAAGCGGCGACCGAAGCGCCGGACATCTCCTGCGCCGCCTTGGTGAGATCGGACACCAGCGCCTCCAGCAAAACTCGATCTGCGGACTTCAATTCAAGTTCGACCGCACGGAAGTCGGGAAGCCCCGTGATCTTCTGCGCCAGCGAGCGTCGGCGGCGCTCCAGCGCTTGGACAAACGCAGCGCCTGCAGCCTCAATCGCCGCGGAGGCGGCGTCGCGTGACAGCAGCTCGCCCTTGCGTTCCGCCAACCGAAGTTCAGCGGCTTCCGCTTCGGCTGACCTCTTCCGTTCAGTGCTATTCGCCGCCGAAGGCCCTGGAAGACGCGCCGGCGGCGTTTCGCGCAGTGAGAGATTATCCTGCACCGACAGGGAGGCCGCGCGCGCCGCGCGCAAAGCGTTGTACTCGACGAAGCGGACCATGCCGCCCGGCGCGCGCCGGACAGGCACGTCCGGGTTGTCCGCCAGGAAGCGGGAAATCCGAGACTGAGACACCGTGCGGCCGGCCTTGGTCTCCAGCTCAGCGGCTTCGGATTGGCTGACCCAATGCTGTTCGGCTTCGGCCATCAGCTATGCGCCCTATGCTATGCAGGTGGCATAGTCCTATGCCGTTGCAGCAACCCGTCACACTGGTGGGCACCCGCGGCTCCGCCCGACCGTATTGGCCGGCGAGCCGGGGAAGGACCCGCTGGTTCCCGCCGCCGACCGGGTCGGAGTGCCATGGGTCCTCTGGGTCCCCGTGGTCACCGATGCGCGGCGCGCCCCGGAAGCTCGCCTTGTCGGGCAAAGGCAAACCCGCCGCGACGAGGTCGGGCGGGCTAGGTTGATCAGGTGGTGGATAGCATCCGCAGGACGACGGGTTTTCACCCGTAGCCCTGCGCAGTCACAGGATCGGATGATTCGAGCGGTTCATCAAGACGCCGCCTTGATCGCCGCAGGCGAGACGACCGTGCGGGTCTCCTGGCCAAGGAACTTCATGAACAGGACGGAGCGGTGTTCATCGACCTGCTCTTCGAAGAGGGCGTCATAGCCGGCCATTGCGCCGGCGACGACCCGCACCTTGTCGCCTTTGGTATGAGCGGGCCTGACGATAGGCGACTTGTCCTTCAGAACGACCAGACCCCGCGCATCCTCCTGTTCCTTGATCTCGTCGATCATCCTGAGCGGAGCCGGACACGGACGCCCGGCGACCGCCAGCAAGGAGCGCACGCCGATCGCGGCATGTGCGTCGCTCCAACGGGGCTGCGACGGATCAACACCAAGGAACAGGTAGCCCGGCAAGAACGGCAGCGACCGCGGCGCGTTCGGCCGCGTCGATAGATTGACCCGCATCGGCAGATACACCCGAAACTTGGCGTGGTTCAGATGAAACTTAGCCGTCAGCTCTTGGCGGAAATAGGTCTCGATCACATGCCAAGCCGTGGCGTTGTTCAGGTCACCTTCGGTTAGTCTTTGAGTTTGAGTTTCCATTTGAAAATCTCTGAAAGAGAGGTGGAAGGAAGGGAGCGGAGGGAGCACGGACGAACGGACGGATACGAGGCGCACACGCTGCGCTCACGCTGCGCCTGCCTCATGAGCGGCTTAGGGCGGGGCTATCGTCCGTTCGTCCGTCATTGGCGATTTGCTGTTACGGAACAACGGCTTGCGCGACGGACGATCAACGGATGACGGACGATCGACCGTCCGTTTCGGCTCGGCGCGGCGACCTCGCGCGCATTCTTGAAGGACGCCATCGTCCGTTCGTCCGTCATCGTCCGTCATGGCGAAGCGGGTCATTGGTCGTCGTCCCACTCAAGTTCGCCGCCCGACGCAGCTGCATAGCCGTTCGCCGACGCGCCGCCGGCGCTGTCTGGCCCCCTGCCTTGCGGCGGCGCGTCGAGGCCTTCGGCGTCCATCTCTCCGGGCGTCTTGAGGCGGATCGGGCCGCGGTACTTACAGCCGCGGCGATCCTTGCCCATGACGACGATCTGACGGTCTGTCATGGCGTCGCCGAACGCCTTGGCGCTCATGACGCGGTCTATGCCCTGGCCCTCGCACCAGATCTTGAAATCGCTGTACAGCTCCGCCACCAGCACGCGCTCGCCTTTGGCCGCCTCGCGCACGTGACATCGCTCCGACAGCCAATCCCCGAACGGCGAGCTGGCCTTGCGCAGGTTGTCGACGACGTCGTGCAGGCTGTCGGGCCAGGCCAGTTCCCCGCGCGTCAACCAGTCGCCGACGCCCTCGATCAACCAGTTCAGTATTCCCGAGCCCTCGTCCTTCAGCTTCTCCGGCAACATGCGGTCGATCTCCGCCTTGGGAACCTTGCGGCGGAACAGGATCGGATAGATGCGGCGCCATATCCCGTCGTCGTCGCCCTTGATCTTGACCCACGGGTTCATCTCCCAAATCAGCTTGGCGCGAGGCCGAAACTCGATCGACTTGGCGTGCAGGTCGCGGGCGTCGAACTTGGACCCGCCCGTCCAGGCCTTGATCAGACCTTCCTTGAGCGCCGCGCCGCGTGGCGGTTCGCTGACGATCGCCATGCGGACATCGCCCGACAGCTTGATCAGATCGGGCGTCGGACCGCTTCCCGAGACCTGACCCGTCTCGATAAAGGTCTCCGGCTTGGCGACGGCGGCATACGTGCCCATCGTCTCGCGACAGGCGTCCAGCAGCGTGCTCTTGCCGTCCTGGCCATGGCCTTGGCACATGAAGAAGCCCTGTTCGTGGATCGCGCCTGTCGAGCTGTAGCCCATGGCCCGGTGAAAGGCGCCGCGCTCCGCCTCATCGGGCAGGGACTGCGTCCAGACCATGCGGTACAGCGGCGCCTTGGCCTTGGGGTCGTAGGGCACGCGGGCGCACTTGGTTATGCGGTCCGCCGCAGAGTGGTCGTGCAGATCGACGATGAACTTGCCGTCTTCGAACCGCATCTTGACCGTGCCGTTCGTACAGTTCAGCGCATAGGGATCGACGTCGAAGGCGTCGATCTTGACCGTCATGTACGATTTGGCCTGCGTCAGCATGGCCGACGTCTTGCCCGCCGACCCGCTGTCCGTGGCGAAGCGCCAGAACTCTTTTGGCGTTGTTCCTTGCTCATTGTAGATCGCCCACAACGACGGCAGGCGATGCGCGACCTGATGCGCCAGCTTGCGCGCCAGATCCTCGCCGAACTCCGTATCCCAATACTTGCCGTTGAAGCCGACCCAGCCGAGCCCGAGGACGTGGAGCAAGGTGGCGCTCTCGCACCCGACCTCGCCCGTCAGAGCTACCGATCCACCCGCCAGCAGGATCAACCGCATGGCGTTGCCGATATCGTTTAGCGGAAAGCGCGCCAGGTCTTCCGGACTCGGTCCGCCGGAGCCGGGACGCGCCTTGTCGCCGAAAGGGTGTACGACCTCACCCATTGGCGCTGTACCGCGCCGGATTCCCGCCGCGGCGGCTAGCTCGCTTCGCCCATTTCGAGCCTTTCCACCGTTTCGGCTTGCGCTCCCACCTTGTTAAGTCTGGATTAGGCCAAGCTCTATACGGCTGGATGTGCCGACCTAATCGCGCCGAAACAGAGACGGCATGCGCGATCCTATCAAGGGCCGCTGCATAGAAACCGATCACGCTTCCCTCCATCGCTCACTGAAACCGACGCCCTTGCTGGGCATGAGGATGCGCGCGGCGCGCGCACCCGATCGCCGCCAAGCCTGTTCGGCCAAGCCGGCGTAAAAGCGCGCCGCGGCGTCGCCCTCGATCACCGCGCGCGACGTCCCGCCCCAAAGCTTGCGGGACTTGATCTCGGGCGTGTGCAGGTCGCCACGCAGCGCCAACCACACGTCGCGCGCGCCTGGCGCGGTCCACGGCGGCTCGTCGGGATCGGCGTGCGGGGTTTCCGGATCGGCCCGGCCATAGCGGTCGCCGAGATAGCCTCCGGCGAAGGCCCGAAGCGTCGGCGCGACCACCACGCCCATATCCTCGCCGGCGTCGGCGCCGAGCGCCCAAGCGTCCTGCAGGTCCAGCGAGACGAGCAAGGTTCCATCCGCCGGCCATCTGGTCAGCATGGCGACCTTGCCCGTGGGATCGCCCACGAAATGGGTCAACCGCTCGGCGCCTTCGAACAAGGGCAGCACGGCGAGCGCGTCCAATTCCTCGCCGGCGTCCGGCTCTTGCGCGCGCGTCAGCGGGACGAGGATCGCTGGGCCGACTTTCTCGCGCCCCAACGGCGCGCGGGGATGCGCCCGCAAGCGCTGCAGGGCGTCGCCAAGCCCTTCCGCCTCCAGATGGCGGACCGACAGCCATTGCCGGAAGGCCTTGCAATCGGCCGGCCGCGCCGTGTCCCACAGCGACCGCGCCGACGTCAGATCGACCGCGATATCCGCCGCCGACCGGGCTTGCGGCTTGGGCGCCGACGACTGATAGCCATGACGCTCCGGCGCCGACTTGGGCGCCGCCTTGCCCGTCTCCACCCCGCGCGACAGCGTGCTCTCTTCGCGGTCGGTCCACTTGGCCCCGGAATAGCTGCACATGTCGCGCCCGGCCGTGCGCAGGGCTTCGACCGCATAGGCTACGTCGTATATCTCCCCGCCGGCGATCAGCTGGCCTATGCCGATGGCCTTGATCCACAGGGAGTCATTACGCGTGCCCGGCCGCGCCTGGCGAAGGGCGGCGCATGCGTTGTCAATCGACTTTTCGCCGTAGGGACTGGCGCGCCCTTCGCGCACCCGCGGCTTCAGCGGCCCGGCCAGCGCGACATAGACGGGCTCGGGTTTGTATTCGACCAGATCGAGCAGCCAACAGGGCGCCGCCGCGAAGTCCATTTCGAAGGGCGAGCGCCCGGCGCGCCAGGCGTATATCCGACCCGGCGGAACGCCCTTGTCCGGGTCGCCGGGATGGACGGACGGCGGGGCGACGATATAGCCACGGTCTCCGCGCACATCGATGTCGTCGCCGATCAGCGTGCGCGACTTCTTCGACATGTTGCGAACCGGCCGGTCGGGCGTCCAGGCGAACAGCAGCTGGCGACCCTTGCCCGTGATCTGTTCGGGCGTATCGGGCAAGGGGCCATGCTGACCGACCAGCGCCGCCAGGGCGGTCTCCGCCTTCGGCCCGTCCAGATCCAGCACCCAAAAGCCGCTGATCTCGCCCGCCGCCAGCGCGACGTTGGACGCCTGCCCAGCGACCACGGGCCGCCTGTTCGTGACGTCCGGCTTCAGCGGCAAGGGCTCGGCGCCCGCCCACCAGGCGGCGACGAGGTCGATATCCTTGGACGCCACGTCCAGCCCCGGCGTGCGGCCATAGGGCTTCTTCTCACGCGGCATAAGAGGAAACGTCGCCATGCCGCGCGCGGCGTAAGCGACGGCGTGATCCGCAAGCCCGCTCATAACAGCGGCTCCCCGGACAGCTCGTCGTCTTCAAGGTCTTCGGACGCAGCGTCCAGCAGGTCCAGCCACTCGATTCCCGTCGAGATGACGTATTCCAGCCAACGGCGGAGTTGGGCGACTTCTGACGTCGCTAGGCGTGAAGATGTCATGCTAACCTCGCGGTTGCATGCCAGTTCCACCGCCCGACCCTATCGCAATCGAAACAGCACGGGCCACTTGGGCCGCAGCCGTTGGTTCGATCCTCAGCGCCGCGGCAGCCGCCGGCGCGGCTTGGGTAGCTCTCATCATCGCCAGCAACGGCGTTAAGCGTGAAAATGATCGGTTGGAGCAACAGCGCCACAACCGTATTCGCAGCTTCCGAGCAGCGGTTCACCTTGGACTCGACTCTTTCCGCTTCGCTTGCGAGTCGCTCGACGATCCACTTCGGCCAAATGTCGCGCTGGCGCCTTTGATTGCGCTTCTCGAAAGCGGGGCCGACAATGTCACTTTTGCTCTGACAATCGAGATCGATAACTATACAGCCATCGAAGACGCTCTCAATATCCGCCTCTCGCTGCGAACAATTGTTAGTAATCTGAAGGTGTCCGCAGTCAACGTACTCAATAGACCTGCGGCGAGTGTCGCATCTTATTTTGCGTCGGCCCGGCCCGACTTCGACGCGTGGTTGGAAAAATATTCTGGACCTGCCGCTCAAGATGGACCTCCATCAACCTGAGTGGCGAAAGCGCGATCAGACGGCCGGACAAGCCGGTCGCGCGTGCCCGGCGGGATCGGTACGACGATGGGGTAAGGCGACTTCGAGCGACGCGCCTTCAGCCACAGAAACCAGCCGTAGAAGGCCGCCGAAGAGCCGCCGGTCTGGAGCCGACCCTTATGCAGGGGCACGCGCTCGCTGAACGGGGCGAAGACGTCGTACCGCTGTTCGCCGTACAGCAGCTTATGCCGCTCCACGCCCTCCAGGGTGCGGACGGGAAGGAACATGGCCACACCCCGCCGAGCGCGCTGCAGCGCGGCCTCTATGAAGGCCTCCAGGTCCGAAAAAGGCGGATTGGTGATGATCCAATCGACGTGGAACAGGCGATTGGTGAAGACCGACGTGTAGAGCGTCGACGACAGCGGATCGAGGAAATCCACGATCAGGTTGCCGTTGTAGGCGAAGGCATCCGTCGCCACGACGCTGGGAAAATAGTCGCGCAGGCCGTGGACCATGGACCCATGGCCGCACGCCGGCTCCCACACGCTCTTGGCCGCCGGATCGAACTGGCGCACCAGCTCGGCGCCCGCGCGCGCCGCCCATGGCCAGGTCGGAAAGAAGTCGGGATCATCCTCGCCGGTCTGGTCGCGGGACGCCATGACGGCCCGATGATTGGCCGGGAAGTTGGCGGGCGTGGTGAAGGCTGGCGGACGGTTGCGCTTCATGCCGCCCCCCCTCCCGCCGAGCCCTTCAGGACAGCGACAGCGTCAAGGATTTCCTGCAGATCGAAAAAGGCGCGGTGGCAAAGCCGCAGCAGATCAAGCGCGCCACCATCGGACAGACCGGCCGCCGGGATGACGATGCGATCCGGCGTAGTGGCCACCATCCACACGGGCGAGACGATCCCGCTCGCCAGGCGAACCAGCTCCACCACGCCTGCGCTGTCCACCTCGTTCACGGGGAAGACTGCCCACGCTTGCGTGCGCCGCAGACCGATATGCAGGGCCACGCAGTCGCCGCGGGCCGCACGAACAGGCGAGCCTTGCGGTGTGCCCGCCCGCGGGAAGGGGATGATTACGGCGGTCATAGCGCCCAATCAGTCCAACAATCCGCCGCTGCCTCGTGATCAACGGGCGGGGATAGCCGTGATTCCAGATCCTCCGGCGGTGTCCAATTGAAGAAACCTTGGGCGCCTTTGTAAGGAATTGGCTCACGCAGCGGCCGAACGTTATTCAAACGATAGGCAAAGCGACCGGGGCCGAAATTTCCAGCCAGCCAGTCGCTGTGATAGACTTCAAGGCCTTCGGTCGGACAGCAGTTGATCAGATCGGCAACAGCGACGATTGCGCCGGTAGGCACTTTCCGCGCCCAATTCTCCCCCCCAAGCGCGAACTCGCAAAGCTCGTTCGGCGCATCGATGTGGTCCACCTTCTTAGCGGCATGAATGGCCATACGGCCCCGAACCCGCGTCGGCCAATGGCGAGTTTCGTGGCGCTTGAACCCGGCGACGATCAGGCTCGCCCATGGTTGCCAAAGCGACAGGGTCTTGATGGGCATGGGTGTTCCAAGAAGGTCGATCATGCCGCCGCCCTCGCCGGTTCGATGTTGCCGAGATTGGCCGCGATCAGCGCCGCGCCGTTGATCGGGCTGACGGAATTCCCGATCAGCAGCGTTTCGTCGGTCTTGGTGACCTTGCGGCCGAAGGCGTCGCGATTGGTGACGTAGTGAGGCCCGAAGCCTTGGGCGCCCTTCAGCTCGTCGGGCGTCAGCATCCGCATGCCGATATCGGCGATCTGGAGCACCTGGCCCGACACGACGACGAGGCCGAAGCGGGCGCGCGAGGTGACGCTATGCAGCGGGTCGGCGAGATCGGCCGCCGTGGCGCTCCCGTAATACTTGACGAGGAAGGCGCGCAGCTCGTCGCCGCGATCCGCGAACGGCCGCTCTAGCGGCATTTGCAGGACGTAATGATGATTGCCGCCGGCCGTGACCGTCTTCGCCGGCTCGCGCGGATCGCCCTCGCCGCCGCATGTGTTGGAGGAATAGGCATGGCTAAGGCAGGCCGTGACGACGCGCTGTTGCGTCCCCCGGGCCGTCGTCGTGCTCAGCGGCTCGCGTGCATCGCGCCCCACCATGCCCGTGTTGGCTTGCTCGACAAACGCCGTTACCAAGCTCGTCTTGCCGCCGCCGCCCGCCGTAATCGCGCCAATGGGTTCGGCGCCATCGCTCCCGACCGACTTCCCGAATTGACGGCTGAAAAAAGCAGCGACCAAGCCGTGGCGCGGCGCCCCAGCCATGACCGTATGCAGCGGCTCGTCCGGCAAATGCCCGACGGAATTTTCGCTGAACTTGGTGAGGAAGACGGACGCCACAGCCCTGTCGCTGGAGCCGCTTACAGTGCGAAGCGGGTCTTCCACCGACCACGCCCTTACGCCAGGACGCTCGCTGAATTCGCCATGGGCCGTCCCGACGAGAGACGGGGCGACGAGCGCCATTTCCCCACGATGCGCCGACGTGATCGTCCGCAGGGGCTCGCGAATATCATGGACGCGATCGGTCCCCGAATGGGTGACCGGCACGATGAACGGGTCGGCGCAGCCGATCACATAGCGCTGGACGCCCTTGGCGATCCTGGCCAGCGTCGCGGCTTCGAGCGGACGCTTGACCCGCAAGGCCTTGGCCTCTTGCGGCGACAGGAAGATTGACGGGCAAGGCCGCGACCAATCGATGATCTCAGCCGCCGCGCGCCAGGGCTTGAGGCCTTTCGACGCCGCCACCTGGCGCGGGGCGTGGGTCGGCGCCGGCCACACGATGGGCAGGCCATCGCAGCGGGCGACGAGGAACAGGCGCTTGCGCTTGGTCGGCGCGCCGTAATCGGCCGCCACCATCAACCGCCATTCGACGACATAGCCGCACTGGCGCAGGCGCTTGACGAACAGGCGGAAGGTCTTGCCCTTGTGCTTGGGATCGGGCCGCAGCTCGCCGTCGTCGCCAAGGATCAACGGCGCCCAATCGGCAAACTCTTCGACGTTCTCCAGGAAGATCACGTCGGGCCGGTTTTCGCCGAGCAACTTGGCGACCTTGATCACCACCCACGCCAGGCCGCGCACGCGAGGCGAGACGGGCGCGCCGCCCTTGGCCTTGGAGAAGTGGCTGCAATCCGGCGAAGCCCAGAACGAGCGCCACTTGCGGCCCGGACGGATTGAGCGCGGATCGACGTCGAACACGTCGGCGGCGATATGCTCAGTCTCGGGGAAGTTCAGCTGGTGAACCGCCAACGCCAGCAGCTTGTGGTTCAGCGCCACGTCCGGATGCTTGCCCAGCGCGATCCGATAGGCTTCGGACGATCCGCCGGCGCCGGCGAAATACACGACATCGATAGGCGAGGGCGCGGCGATCACTTCGACGCCTCACGCCTGTTGGCGAGACGGGCCTGTCCGGCCGGCGTGATAGACCAGATGCGGTCCACACGCTCAGCCCTGTCCTTAGCCTTGAGAATGCTAAGAACGTAGGAGACCGTGTGGGCAGGAAGCTTAGTGGCCGCCCTTATGTCCGCGGTGTTGGATGCGCAGATCTCCAATTGCGCCAAGACCACGTCATGATCCGTGCGCGGCGTCCACACCGTGGCGGCCTCGCAAAACATGACCACGACGTCAGCCGGCTCACACGCCTTGCGGATATCGAGTTCCGACCGGCCAAGCATCTTGGCGATGTTGGACCAGCTCGTTCCCTTGGCCCGCTGGGCATCCACAAAGGCGCGATCGGCGGGGTCGAGGCCGCGGGTACGCGACGCGCCAAGACAGACGCGAAGGCCTTCCAGATCGTTTTGGTGACGGCTGGCGTTACTCATCGGCCGGGCCATCCAGATCGACACGGTGACGCGGCGGCGCTGAAGGGAGCGGCGCGACTGAAGGGCCTAAAATGCGCTGGACGACGTCGGCGCAAATGCGCAGCGCGGGCGCGAGCGCCGCGCGCACAGGCGCCTTGTTGCGATGAAAGGCCCGGGCGAGCGCGATCAAAGCCTCACAGCTAAAGCCGTCCGCCGCCTCGTCCGTCGGCGCAATCCAGCGGCTGGGCGTTTCCTTGAGGAGATCGCGCAGGTCCGACGAGCTGGCGGCGGGCGCATCGGCGCAGGCCTTGGCCGCGCAGACCAGCATGGCCCACTTGCCCCGATAGAGCTGGCGTTGGGAGCCGGAGACGGTCATGCCGCTTCTCCTGACACACGCCCGGCAGCCTTGAGCCGACCTAACGGGAATGCTTCTCTGTCGCCGCTACACCCAGCCGAAAGAGATTGCGAATGGACGAGGACGATAAGCTTCAGCGGCAGATGGAAAAGATGCTCGACCTGCAAATTGAGCAGGCGCGAAGCCTTAAAAAGACAAAGGAAGGTCTGGATGGCGCGCTTGGCGTAATTACTACGCTTTTGCAGATTATTCATCGTGTAGCTCCAGACGAGATAGAGAAGGAGCTTCGCCATGTTCGGCTGATGGTTCAGACAGCGGAAACAGGGCGTCGAGAAACGAAAATCCTTCAGTCTTGGCGAGCTCAACTTCGTATTCTCGAAGTCGCTCTTCGACGCGGTCAGCCGAAAGACGGTTGACGGGTGGTGAGACCGGCGCGGCTGATCGTTCAGGAGATCGAGGCTGGCCGCACAGACAGTACGAACCTGGACGTGCATCGGCAGGTGCTTCGACTGCTTGAGGATTATTTGCGTCGAACCGAAGCCGATCATCGCGAACGGCGCGAACCCTCGCGATGATCTCCCAGGGCTGTTCGGCTCGAGCAAGATAAGCTGCAATAGCGGCCGCGGCCTCATCGCTGATCGTCAGCGACGACATGGCGTTTAGTTGGTCATACCTCTGTTCCCAGGATGTCGCGGCCAACCGGCATCGTTCGGCCATGGCGCCACGCCTGTAGCCGATGACCGCATCGCCTTTTTCGGCTCGCCGGGCCATGGCGCCACGGTTGTAGGCGGTCAGGGTCATGCCGCTTCTCCGGGAGAGGCGGCTTCTGCGGCAGAAGCCCACACAGTCACGCGGAAGCCGAGTTCACGCTCAATGCGCAAAGCGAGCGCCAACGATGGCGTACGACGCCGATTTACTAGCTGACTGGCGTAGCTCTCGCTTAAACCAAGCGAACGCAGTTGACTGGCGGACGGAAGTGGGGGCGAATCACTTTGCATGTCGCAAAGTTTGCATTCTGCAAGATTGCCGTCCAGAGGTGATGTTTGCACCTTGCCTAAGGTGCTGCGCGCTAAAATCCTGCAAAATGACGGGGTGAAAAACCCACGAAAACCAGCGGCAAATCATCTCCGCGCTTGGAGGGAATATCGCCGTTTGACTCAAGCCGATCTAGCGGAGGCCGTAGGAACGTCGGACGCTGTAATCAGCCTGATAGAAGCCGGAGCAAGGGGGCTCTCCGACAAGTGGCTGCGCCGACTTGCTCCAGCCCTGAACACGACGCCAGGCCACCTATTGGATCATGACCCAAATGAGGTTTCTGTCGAGATCCTCGACATTTGGGCGACTGTACCAGCTGAAAGTCGCGGCCACGCTCTTGAGGTGTTGAGGACGTTCGTCAAGACGGGAACGAACGACTAAACGACTATCTAATAACGACTTACCCGTTCGTGGGTGATCCCCATGCATAGGCCATTCTCGAATAACATCGCGATATGGTAAGTTTGTCGCCCTCCTATGCCACTAATCCATTGCAAAACCTCGCTATTCGACGAGATAGCGCTCACTGAATTTGGGGCGCCAAGCTTGCTGACGATTTCTGCACGCGTCCTCCCGGATACAACGCCGAGTTCCCTTACCCTACTCATTTGGGTTTGAACGGCCTGCTGTCGTGACATTGCGGTGATCACGCCAATGACGGCAAATATGAGGATTACGAGCAAGAATATCATTTGCTGCCCCTGAAATTGCTTCCTTTCAGGTTGCCAAGAACCTTATGACACGTCTAGGGGCGCTATCTCTCGGCTCGGAATCCTCCAACGCAGATGATTTGCAAATTGCAAATATTCGCTTGACTGCACACTTTGCAATTTGCAAGGTTTGTAGGGAAACCGGAGATGCACCGTGTCCGATCAAACCACGCCACCCACCATAGAAGCCGTAATCCGCTCGCCCATAGGCGAGGTCCGCGTCTGGATCGACGCCGAGGGGGCGCCGCGAACCTCCATCGTGTGCGAATATATGTCGGGGCGCGAGGCGTTCGACGCCGGTCAACAGATGGCCGCCGTCATGGAGCTGGCGTCCAATGCGGTTCGCGGGCTGGTGGGCCGCGCCCAGCCCTTCAGCGCGCCGCTGAGCGCGCCGCCGCTCGGCATCGCGCGTTGGGTGGACGAACGCTGTGTTATGGACCGCACGGCGCGCGTGCAGAGCATTACCCTGTACGAAGACTACGCCGCCTGGGCCGAAGGCCAGTCAGGCCGACCCTTGACCATGCGGGGTTTCGCCGACGCCTTGTCGGAAAGCCGCTTCCCCATCGCCGGCAAGGATCGCTACGGGCGAAAGCTTCGATCCGGGTTGCGCCTCAAGCCGGCGCACGACGGCGAAGCGCGGCCGGTTCTTCGCGTGGCGGGCTGAACGACCATGCGCAGCCCAGCTCTTCCCGGCGATCCCTCCACGCCCAAGTGCGAGGTCGGCTTTGTCATCGACACGCTGGTCGATGCGATCCTCGATGCGCCCGATCCGACGCGGCTGACGACGGGCTGTCGCCCCCACTTCGGTGGCGGCCAGCTTTGCACGCCTGTGGTGCTGGTCCGCCTGAACCAGGCGCAATGGGAACTCAGCATTCCCACCTGGGCGCGGGCCTGCGGCGAGCTGGCCATGCGGTCGCGGCATCGTCTCAACCATCCGGGCCTCGGCGCTGCCATGCAGACCCTGCTGGACGCGGGCATGCCGGCCCTGCGGCAGGCCAGCGCCTTCGACATCCGGGGCGCGCAATGATGTTGAAGCGCCCAACCTTTCAGACCTGGCTCGACCGATGCACGTGTTCCGAGCCCTTGGCGACAGCGACCCTTTGGGAGCTGTACGCTCACTACAGGCTGTATTGTCAGCAGGCCTGGCGGCCAAGCCCACCCATGCCTTTGCGCATGTTCCGATACGCGCTGGCGGACTGCGCTTTACTCGGCTTTGGCGACGGTCTGGACCGCCGCTATTGGATCAAGCTCAAGGCTCTTCGGGCTCCAGGGCTTGTTCGCTCAATCCTATGGTCTGCAAGACGACGCCGAGATCGGAGGCTGTCTCTGCGTCGTGCTGAACGGCTGAGACAGATTTTCGCAGACCAGCTGCAGTCAGCGGACCGAGGCCAAAACGTCTCTCTGCTTGGGGATACCGATCAGGAGTCGCGCCATGCGCATCTTTGATCAGGCGGCGCCCAGCACCATCGTCGTGCATCTCACCCCCTACGCGCCGCGGTGTCTGCACCTGCCGGTGGATAACCCCAAGCGCTGGCGCACCTTCTACGGTCGCCCACCCGAAGCCGTCATGCGCGCGACGCTCGCACGGCTGGAACGCGCGGCGAAGGATGTCCGCGTTCGCACCGACGATCCGCCCATCGACGATATCGACCTGATCGCCGCGGTTGAAGATCTGGGCGACGTCCCCGTGGCCACGATCTGCAGCGGCGTCACGGCCGCCGAAGTCACCGCCATCCTGAAACGCCTGGCCGAACAGGACTGGCGACCCGCAACCCTTCTGAAAAGCGCCGCCTGATGAACGCGATCTCTCCCGCCTTGAGCGCCGCCCGCGCCTTCCCCCACGCCGAGCTTTTGCGCCGCATCGCGTCGGCGGAGCCGATCGAGACGATCGATGCCTTGGCCCGCGATCTTGGCCGCGATCCGTCCAACCTGCGCAAGACGCTGAAGGCGCTCGAAGACGATGGACTGATCACGCGCGAGCATGGCGGACCTAATGGCGCTGGACGGACGCTGTCTGAACTCGGGACCCGGGTGTTCGACGCTTTGGAAGTTGTCGAGGGTCAGGCGGAGGTCGGCAGCGGCATTCTCTATCTTCGGCATGACCAGCTCGCCGACAGCATCGCGGCGACGGGCCAGATCATTGTTCCGCTACTCGTGTTCCCGCCCAGCGAGGATGGGCGCCGCTTCATCGCCGCCGGCGAGCGTCGCTGGCGCGCGGTTGAGATGCTGATCGCCGATGGACGCTGGGTTCCGGGCCGCCTGATCGGCTGCATCCAATGCAAACAGGATGACAAACAGGCCTTCCTGATCGGCCTGATCGAGAACGGCCAGCGCGAAGACCTGAACCCTTTCGAGCAGGCGCAGGGCTATGTCGATCTTATGGAGGCGACCGGCTGGAGCGCGCGTCAGGCCGCGTTTGAGACAGGCAAGTCGCCGCGCGTGGTGCAGGAGGGCGTCAAGGTTGTGCGCGAGGCCGCGCCCGAAGCCATCGCGCGCTTCAAGGCCGGTGAGATCACTTGGGAAGCGCTGCGTAACACCGTTCGCCAGCGCCAGGCGCCGGAACAGGAGTTGGCGTCAAGCCTCGCGCGGAGCGGCGCGGCTGTCGTCGCCGGCGGCGGCGTGCAAACCGATATTGAAGATATTGCGCCGACGCATCAGCCGCCGGTCGCCCAAGACGATCCGCTGGTCTGGCGCGGCATCCGGTTCGGAAATCTCACCCAGCTCAACGAGGCCAAGCGCATCGCCGCCGGCGACTCGGGCGCGACCTACGCTTCGGCGCCGCCAGCGCAACCCAAACCTGCTGAGCCGCCCAGAGCGGAACCCGGAGAGGTCGCCGTCGATCGGCTGTCTCGCAATGCGCGCCTGGCCTTGGTTGAGCTGGCGCACAAGATCCAGACTCAGCCCGTCACGCCCGAAGGCCGCGCCTATCTGGGCGCCAGGATCGGCGAAGTCTGGCTGCACAACGAAGGCGTCGAGTTGCAGCGAGAGCGCCTCGTCACCTGGGTCAACGCGCCGGGTTCGGCTGGATGGTTAGGCTGTCTGACGGACGCCGGGCGGGAACGCCTGTCGAGCATGGGTTTGTGGCGCGACAGCCCTGAAAACATCGTCATCGGGGGCATCGACCTTGAGATCGAGCGGACAACGGGCGGCGCGCCGGGCTGGATCGGTCCGGGCTATGTCACCCCTTGGCTCAATGTCGCCGAGGCCGCCGCCGCGCCTTTAATGCCCACGCCGCCCGCTGTGGAAGTTCAGGAAGGCGCCGATGAAGACGTCCAGGCGGCCGATGACGCGGCGACCCTCGAAGATGTGGTCACCTTCGAAACCGCCGCCGAAACCGAGATCATGGCCGGATCGCGGGCGACGACGATCTACGGACAGCAGCGCCAGGCGTTCGGCGTGCTCTTTGAGCGCCTGGGCGTCTCGCTCCCGCTACGCGCGGATACCGGCGACAACGCCGGCGCCATCTTCGACAGCAATTTCGAAGAAATCCTGACCATAGACGTCAACCGCGAAAACTCAGACGCGCGCGCCGAGGCCATCGCCAGACTGGTTGTGCTCGCCGTCCACATCGCCGCGGGGATCGAGATCAAGGCCAGCTCCCAGCCATCCGACGACGACGCCTCGGTCGTCGATCACATCCGCGCCCACCACGACGCCGACGCGGACGCCTGATCATGCGCCCGTATTACAGCGCCGACCTCAACCGCATCTTCCAACATGCCCGGAGACCCCGCATGCCTGCCCAACCCTTCGCGCTGCTCGACGCTCACCCTGTGTCGGACAAGCCCAAGACCTTTCAGACGATCGATGCGCTGGCCGCGCGCATCCACAAGCTCCGCCGCGACGCCGCGCTCAATCTGTCCGACTTCGACCTCACGTTTCGCGGCGAGATCACGCCCCGTCGCGCCGTGGCCATCCACACCCAAGGTGACGACGGCGCGCCGGCCGGCTTCCTCGGCTACGCCTGGATCGGCGGCGCGGGCTGGCGAACCCTGCAGGCGGCGCTCTACGCCCAGCAGCCGAACCCCGCCGAGCGGG